GATTAACCCAACATTTGACTATCGCCGCTTTACCTATTAGAGAGTCTAGAATTGTGCGCCTCTTTAACAACCGACCAAGCAAATGGTCGAGTCAAGGTTGCATGCCAAGCTTACAAAAATACAAAAGAAACCAGCGTCGGCCGAACCACCAGCCCGTCAAGCTTGTTTCCCAAGATGCGAATCTTTTGTATTTTGGAGACGTATGGGAAGCTTATCCATACATTAATGCTCGTATTGGAGCAATCTCCAGCAGTGTGTGGCATGTCCTTGTGGGTGAGGATCCCAAAGTTCCAGAACCATTTAACCTCAGCTGGTAAGAGGTGTAACTAAGTAGAAAGTCCAGGTGTTAATCTACGGAGCTCAGTAACAAATGTTACCTTCCATTGACCCAAACTAACAGCCGCACTAATTGAGTTGTACCCAACTATCACAGCTCCTTGTGTTGCACGGTCAAGTGTATCAGCTACGACCACCTCATTTGTGTTAGTATCGAAGGACTTCCTCCTAGTAGTCCCTAAAGGAACAGAATAGGAGAAACGCTCCCAAGCATTGAAATATTTACTATCCCTAGCAAGCTTGGCTGTTGCAAACCCAGTTGCAACAGTAGAGGATGCCAAGGCTGTTATCCCCTCCGGATTGTCGAGGTAGGCGATATAGATTTGTGAACCAGCATCAGCTGATCCAGGAGACACATAAGGTATCCAGTCAAATCGCATTGACCTAACAACATATTCATTATAAACCGTGGTGATAGCAGTATAATCTTTCATTACACCCTGTATCAATGCATTAGCCTGTGCTGCAACGATACCATTAACATTACTCGTATCCAGCAAATACAAAGCAGTGGCTTGATTAGCGACCGTCAATGCTGGAGTGGTAAATGCCGTGGCATTCAGCAGTTGTCCATCAAAATTAACCCGCATGCGGGGTCGAGACTGATTGCTCCTATATAAAGGATTTTCATTTCTACGTTGATTACGATTTTTATTTTTCGCCATTAGAAGAGAAAAGAAGAATTGAACTCTTTAGCTTTATCACTATCAAAACAGGTGTGGTTAATACCCAACGGGCCCGTGTCGAGTTGACCATACACCCACTCCAACGTGAACTGTTGTGGAAATTCCATTTTGAAAGCTCTAGTGAATGAAGCTCTAGCCTCAGGTTTAATCCCATAATGGATTCGTTTCCGTTTCGGCATCCAGATGGCCATCCCAGAGCTGGTAAAGTTAACATGCTTATGGGCTTTATGTTTAACTTTGCCAAACTTAGACAACCACCTGTAGAACGCATCGTAGACAGGCAGGCCTTCATACAAAGAAAGGCCACCCTGCCCCACGGCACGGATCCACGATGAAATTTGCTCTGGGGCACTAGAGCACACTAAGTCCTTACTAAGAGCTGATAAATTTCGCACCATCCTCCATTCTTCCCCATCAAAAACAGGGTGCATCTGACAGAATTCGATTTCTTCCAACTCATACACGGGTGGTTCCACTTTCATTTTAAACCCTAAGGACTCAAACCAACCCGGTACTTCTTGAAGAAATTGCTCAAGGTCACCACTCTCCATAATTACCACCATGTCATCACCATTGTTCATAACCTCATGGTTAATACCTAGAGTTTTACACAATGAGTATGTCATTGCAGTCATAAGAAGACAATTTCCGAGGGCAGTGTCCATGTCACCACTCATCCTGCATCCTTCAATAACGTATTTAACGAACCCATCTTTAGCGGAAGCATGTCCCCGATTAACAAGCAACATGTTGAGCAAGGATTTGAACTCTTCATCATCACAAAATTTATGATAGATAGAATGTGTCCATTTCAAAGCTTCAACACTACAATGCTGGTCAAAACGAGACGCATCAAGACCGACAGCGCAAGGGGCTTTGAACAACTGCCACTTGGTGTGAAACATGTCACCCAACTGGTAAATGTCGAATCCCTTCGCGATGACAGGTCCAGAGTATAGTTTCCCAAGCTGTCTGTATATGAGGTGTTCCATAGGCTTGACAAATCTACCAATGCTTGCATTAAATCTGGGGTCGCGAGGCTGTATAACACGTGGTGCAGGATCTGTTTTTGCGCTAAAATTAATCTTCTCACATTTAACAAAGGTTGACACTCTAGCATCACGATCGGTCAACGGCATTAATGCCAAACTGTCAACAGCTCGTTGATATCTTGAACGCCGACTTCCGACGAAAGATTCAACGAACTTCTCCAGTGACCATACATCAGATCGAAATGGTTTGAATTCTCGTGTAAAAACATCCAGAGCATTAAATCCACCTTCCAACGGTTTAATGGAAGGTGTACAATTGTTATCAGTGTAAAAGACTCGTTCATTTAACCCTCTCAACAAATTGTTAAGCGAATTGTTATGCACACTATAACAAATTTCAGGCCGAGGGGCATCCAAAACAAATGCCCATCTCTGAGGGTCTCGGGGGCGACTCTCAGTTTTGACCATGATTGAAGGGTGGAGATGGTCAATAAAGTCCACCTTTGTTTCAACACCC